GTCTAAAGAACCACTTTTAAAACTATCCGTACCAAAACTAGCACCACTACTAGGCAATTGTACGTTTAAAGATGTACTACTATTTGCTACAGCTTGTGTGCTTAACATAAATAACAACAACCATTTTATTTGAATTTTGAACATACTCTTGTAACTAACAATGTTTGACTCTCATTGCTACTCCTTAATTTAGACAAACTACAAACGTATCTAGCTTCTTCTATGTTACTTTCCCTAATGTATATATCAAACTTTACTTCTTTCAAATATGCAAGAGGAATTACTTTATAGGCTGTGACAAAAGGTATTGGTGTTTTTAAGTCCTCCTCAAACACTCCTATCTCATAATACTCTATGTCAGGTCTTTTATTCCATACCCTAATATTTGTTTTCTTAATTCCATTTATGCCACTAGTTTTCCAAGTAGGATAGGTAGGAGTTTGCTCGTGACTCTGTATTGAAGCACTCAGAAGTAACAAGCATAATGCTATTGAGCTACGCATTCAGCTAAAACTACAGCCTTGTAAGAGCCACCTGGAAATGCTCTGTTACCACCATATACAGCTACAGACGTGGATTGTATCCACACAGCGCCCGCAACGCTAAGTGGGTAAGATCGCATTGCCCCAGTTGTGGTACTAGCCGCCTGATACCCTGACATTCCACTTTCACCATGAGCTTTTACAGTTACCTCTCCAGTCCAGGTCACGTTGTCAGACAATGAAGGACTTGAGCTAAAACTTGTGGGATAAGTTACCTGCGCATAATAAGCATTAGCAAGACTGGAATCAAACCGCACGACCGGCACTTGCCCATTACTTGCTGGTAAAGTTGTTAAGGTATATGCGTTCGGGTTGCCATATTTTCCCGGTACTGTTGTTGCTACGCTGCATCTACTTTCTACCGTTCCATCGATGTCAACTGCTATTGTTGGTGTTGCTGTTGCACTAAGGATCAAGCTGAGTGCGATTAATAGTTTTTTCATTTGTATTGCTCCTCTATCATTTCGTTCATTCTCGCATCTTGCGATAAGCTCCTTAATGCTCTCCTATTATCCACTATAGTACCACCTTGTAAAGCTACAGCATCAGGGTAGTAGTTATCAGGTATTGTAGACACATAATAGTTTGTTAAATTAGTTACATTGTTTAGCTGTTGAAGTATGACTGACTGTGCTATTTCATTTGCCATTGCTATAGCGTTTTCTACATCAGCTAACATAAACTCTAGTGATTCTTCATCTTCTTCCTCATCTTCTTCTTTTTCAGCTTGATCTTCTTTGCTTAACTTACGATCTGTTTCTTTTTGAGCAATAGCTACTGACTCATCTTGCAATGCATCGTAATCAGGAATATCAGGCAAAGGTGGTGGAGGTGGTTTTTTATACCCAGGGCAACTAGGATCGCTTTGCGGGTCAAAACAATGATCAAACCTATAGATATATCTAACATCAGCGCCCTCTATGCTACCTGTGCCTTCTTGCTTTAGCCTACCATCACCAAATAGTGCAATAGGTGTGTAGGGCAAGGCTATAGTTCTTCTTACCTCTATTCCTCCTTCACGCTGTGACCAGTCCTGTACATCTTGAAACACATAGCCACCACCAACCTTATCGTTTTCAAGAGTGACAACGTAGTCATCGTTTTTGTTTTTTATAGGAGTATATTTATAGGTAACTCCTGACACGTCCATACCACCAATACCGTTAGCACCTAGATAGGTTGGAGTCATTGTCCATTCTAAGCCACTAATAGCTACGTTAGGTGTGTATCCAAATGTGTAAGCGTGTACGCTAGAAGAACAAGAAAGCAGTAGCAAGACCACCCATGATCTTAATAAAATCATCTCTTTTCTCCTCAGTTGTTTTTTGCAAGTCTATGCTAGGAACAGGAATCTCATCGCTATGTACCTCCCAAGCTGCTGTAGCTTCAGCCCCGATTTTGCCCAGGTAGGGGCAGGGAGTGCCCGCCATAGCCATTGCCCGGTGGATTTCACCACTTGGATCAGCACATAAAAGGCTTACCGCTGCAACTTTCATCCCGAAGTCGTAGAGCGTTTTTGCGTTCTTGAGTCTAATGCAGGAAGGCTCAGTATATGTAGCACCTAGACTTAATGAAAATATCTGCGTACCCATTGCACCACTAGAGGAGATCGTGCAAAGGTCTGAGTTATTACCACCTACGTTTGGAGATATGGCACTTGGTGGCGGCGATTTAACTGTCGTGGTGTTTGTACCGTTTGTAGTCACCGTAGATGTCGTATTTTGCGTTATTGAGCTTTCGTCTACTGCCATTACAGGAAACACAAAAACGATCCAAAAACAGGCAACTATGCCAAATGCTATTACGTTGTTTATTTTCCTATCCATTTAACTTATTCTCATTGTCTGCAATTTGAAAATTACAAGAATGTTCTATTTCTGCATTAATTTTATCAACAGAGTCACCAGTTATCTTAGATGTATAGTGTAACAACGCTATATACAAATAAGGTATTTTCTGTGCTTCTATGTCTTGTAATTCTTCTTCAGTCATGATTTATAAAAATTGTACGCTAAACTGATGCGTTGTTCATCAATATTGTGTTGTTGTACCATGTGTTCAATGTAACTTCTAAAAATAATTACGCTACCTTCAATTGGTGTAATGTGTGCAATTTGTGTGTTGTCAAATGTTGCTTCAGTTACTTGTGGCGATAACATATCTTGATACGGATTTTTAAAGTAAAACCTAGCAGAGTCTATTGGTGCTTTTAAATAATATACTGCACTAATAATACTATTTGCGTGTGTATGAAATTCTTGACTATCACCTTTGTTGTATATGTTTAGCCATCCATCTGTAGGGTTTTTTTGTATTTTAGAAACATCTAGTTTAGTGTCGTTACAGTATTCTTGTACTGCTTCAGCTACAAATTTATTAATACTTTTAAAACTTTTATCTGTACATATACTATGCGTTGAATGGGTATTGTATGTTTGAAACAACCAGTTGTTGCCACCACTAGCTACTTGTTTTTCTATTTTGTTGCATTTTTTAATTAATTTGTTAGCTACGTCATGATGGTTTGGGTTTACCTTAGCACCTATAACACTTGCAAAAAATCTATCGTATCCGATCATTATGAAAAATAGTTTAAGTTTAAAACATATCTAAATGGTTTGTCAGTATGTGTAGTTCCAGTATGTTCTAATGTGTTTGGAAATATAACTATTGAGTTAGCTTCACATTCTATTTCTTTAATTTTGTTATTTTCTTTTATTAATGTTTTGCCATCTGTTGTATTTAAATAATAAATAGCAGTTGTTAAATTAGCGTGTGGCTGTTTTTTTTCGTTGCCAATATCTATATGATAACCACCTAATATACGGTTTTTATTTTGTTGTACATTGCAATTTAATCTTAATCTATGAAATGCCACTATCTGCAATTCTCTAAATAAAGGTTTAAATGTATCAAATAATGTAGACGTAACATTATGATCTAAATAAAGAGTATGTGAAAATTGATAATCTTTTGTGTTGCTATCTAAAACTTGCCCTTTGTACCAACATACGTCATCAGCTTGTACAACAGACAATATGTTTTTGTGTGTTGACTCTGTCAAAAAATTTTTTATAACTTTAATCGTCATTAATTGTTATTTTTATAGCAATAGTAAATCTATGTTTGTTTCTAAATGTTGTTGCTTTATGTACTAAGTTTGCATCAAAACCAACTAATCTGTTTGGTATAGGCAATATGCCTTTAATTTCATTATTAATTATGATCTGTGTTTCACCACCATCATCTAATTGCCAATCCGAATTAGCGTAATACAAAAAAGTAATGCCTTTATCACCATCAGTATGAAAATACGGTTTTTCTGTCGGTGCAAAACAATTGACATACATTCTGTAAATAGTTATATTTTGTAAATTTTCAAATACTTCTTGTATCCTTTTTTTTAATAATTTGTATATACGCTCTGTTTTTTTTATTTCGTGAACCATGCCTGTTGGTGGTGTTGTATTTGTATCTGTTTCTCCATATGTGTAAGAAGATGTCAAACAATATTTGTAGACATATTCTGCATCTTTTTGTTGAAAGAAACTATCTACAACTTTCATAATAAATTTATTTTCATGTGACTGTCTGCTGTAGGCACTCCTACTGTACCAACTGGCATAACATTAAAAGCTAGTGAGTTTCTTTTATGCTCACTTTTATTTTTATTAACAATGTGCCACATCTTACTTGGAAACAACAAAATTAAACCGTTTACAGGCTGTACTGTGTAAGAATTACCATTAAGAACGTTGTATTCGGTGCATGGCACACTAATTTGTTCATCACGAAAATCTTCAAATGTAATGCTTCCACTATCTTTATTAACATTTAAATACAACACACCACTTATAAAACTATTTTGATGTTGGTGATATTGTGATTGTTCCATCAAATCTGTTTCTGTAAACCAAGACGTTGTAATTACAAAATTAGCATCGTATTTCATTATGTTTTTTGCATAGTTATTTATTTCAAGATCAATAATGTTTTTTAGTTGTTTGTGTTTTTTTTCCTTTAAAACATACAATGCTGATTTGTCATGTTTTGTGTCTTTGTTTATTTGTGCTTTTAACGGTTCGTGCATATTTTTTACAATAGCTTGTGTATCTAACTTTAAATTATTGCTATATAAAACATCACCAAATATAACGTCAATCATTATTTATGTACCCAGTCATTTCGTTTAAGAAAAATATTACCTGCTACTGTAATTCTTTCTACGTCAGAAAAAAAAGGTGTTACTGAATGATTTAACCAAGAAGGAAAAATGTATATATCGCCCTCGTCAGGTAAATGTGAAAAGCCTGTTTTATTGAATAACAAGTTTTCGCCATAGTTAAATTCAATTGTTCCTGTACCGTTGTTATTGTGTTTTGCTTTTGTAAGTTTGTTTTCTTCTTTTAATTCTTTTGGTATTTTTAAATAGATAACAAATGACAAATCGCCAGTATGATTATGTTGTGGATTAAATTCTCTGCATTTTGTGTAGTTGATCCAAAGCTCAGTTTTAGTAATTTGAAATGGTCTTTGTATTTCGTCTGCTGTTTCGCTCCAATCTCTATTAAATGCGTTTTCATAAACAGATAACAAAGGCAAAAACTCAGGCATAAACCATCCTTTAAAATCTTCAAAAGCGTATTCTTCTTTAATCATGCCTACCAATTTTTCAGTATGCAATAAACGCTTTTTTTTTGACTTTTTTCCTTCGATTAATAATTTGTTTTGGAAAGACTTAGATATGTGTGTTTTTATAACAAGCGCACCGAAGTATGGAAACCAATGTTGTCCTTCTTCTACTACCATTTACCTATTGGGCATTTTTCGTTAGCTATAGCTGATTTAGCTCTAATAATACAGCCACATTCGCTACATAGAAATGCCTTGCGTGATTCACAATCGTTACATATATTTCGTCTGTTATCTTTAGTCTTTTGGTTTGCTAAAATCAGACCTTTAATTGTGTACGTATGTTTGTCTGTATCCTTAATCCAATCAAACAATTTTTCTCCTTAATGCAGTTATACAAAAGTGTCATCTGCCCATTCTAAAGTTATGTTACCCGATTTATATGTAGTTGACGAAGGAAATGCAGGTGCATTTGGTGAACCTATTTTTTGCATTCTATCACCATCAACTTCTTCCGTATGCTCTGCTATCCACGCATCATGTGCTGTTTTCCATGTATCGTAATCTGATTTTAATATGACTGTGGCTACTGCTTTACATACTGTAGTGCCTTTTTCAGACTGTAGTATTTTCATTTGTGAGCTACTGTAGTCTATGACACCATTGCCATCTGCATCATTTTCAACAGATTTATAATGAAGTGGTGTATCCGCAGGTGCGCCACCTCCATGTGTTACTGTTGCACCACTAACTATTTCGATGTGTTGAACGCATGAGTGTGCTGAACCATCAATAGTTAATTGCAGTTCAAGCACATCTTCAGCACTATATTTATCTCCTCTAACTAACTTTGCTTTTAAATCTGCCATGATATATTCCTATGAAATTTGACCTGTGTTACCTGCTAATGCAGAACCTGCTGAACCTGATGAACCTGCTGAACCATTGTAGTTTCCTGTTGCTCCTGCTGAGCCACCTGAACCACCACCTGAACCACCTGATCCACCATTATTACCTAAACTACCTCCTGTACCTCCTGTACCACCATAACAAGAGCAATAGCCACAGCTTGTTGCACCACGATAGGATTGTCCACCTGAACCACCTGATGTTGCACCACCTGATGAACCGTTTTGCCAACCTGAGCCGCCTGAACCACCATTTGCGCCGCCTCCACCACCGCCACCATTGTCTGTGTAAGAACGGTTGTTAGTAGTAAAGTTACCACTACATTGTCCGCCACCTCCTCCACCACCACCATTTCCTGTGACTGAATGCGTACCGGCTGATCCACCTGCACCACCTGAACCTGCTGTGCGAGTTCCTGCTGTATCAAAAATTACTGATAAATTGTTATCGCCAGTTTGTGAATGTTCAAAAGCGTTACCACCTGCTGATCCATTACCACCATTGTTAGAGCCTGATGCTGAACCTGCACCAGTTCCACCTGCCCCACCTGAACCACTATTTGCGTTTCCACCTGATCCACCACCTGAAGATGAGTTGGCTGATGTGTTAGAGCCTGTTGAACCTGCTGAACCGTTAGCACCAACTATTGAACCATTATTAATAATATTAATTGTTACACCATTACTCCAACCTGTATCTGTTTTCATAGCCGGTGTTGAATTACTACTTGAGCTAACTGTCACACCACTATTAACAGTTAATATTACTGGTGTACTTGTGTCACCACCAGCTGCTACTGCGGCTGACTTAATGTTATAGTTACTTGTGTTAGAAGAAATTGTTAATACAGTTGCCGCTACTGAACCATAAAACGAGTTCATAGTAATTTGACCTGAAGTAGCTACACCGGGGTTTGCACCTGCGGGTACTAAATCACCACCTCCATAGTATTCACTCATAGAATGTGGTGCTGAACCTCCAAACTCAGCTACTATGTCACCTTGTAATGCTAAATTTGCTCCTGATGATTTAACTGCCATTATTTTTTCTCCAGTTTTTCTACTTTCGCAGTAAGCTCCTTGATAGACTCAATTAATATAGATGTTAATGCTCCATAGTTTACACCCAAGCTAGTTTTTTCTGCACCAAACTGTGGTGGTATAGATTTAACTGCTTCAGGTAAAACTTTTTGCACATCTTCAGCTATAACCCCTGCGCTTTCTCTATTATCATGGTTATATTTAAAACTGACACCTTTGAGTGTTTTTAATTTTTCTAAAGCGTTATCAATAATATTAACATCATGCTTTAATGCAATACTAGAAGCTGTAGTTGATGAAAACGCAACGACATCGCCATCTACGTGCAAATCACCATCAGCTTCTAATCGCATTTCATTATTGCCATTTACATAAAAATCCATTTGTGTGTCAGCAGTAAACTTAATATAGTCACCTGCATCTGCACCTACTTTATTTGCACCTAACAACAAATCACCTGTCATAGTGCCACCTGCTAATGGTAACCTAGCAGTAAGCTGTGTTTGTATTGCACTTGTAACACCATCTACATAACCAAGTTCTGTCGCTGTAAGTGTTGCTGGAATGCCATCTAAAACATTAAGTTCTGCCGCAGTTGATGTGACTGCTGTACCACCTACTTTCCATAGACTAGCTGTTAAATTTGGCTTAACTGCTGTAGTTCCATCTAGTAAGTCATCAAGTGTATCTAAGTTTGTATTTAGTTTTGTTCCCCAAGTATCAGCAGAAGCTCCCACTTCAGGCTTTGTCAAAGAGAACGTAGTAGTAGTTGTATCTGCCATTTATATCTCCTAAAAAGTTCCTTGCCATACTCGGAATTTGTCAAACTCACCACTAAGGATGTTTTTTCTAACAACTTCTTTTCTCGCTTCAATATCGTTCCATTGTACACCTGCATCCTTGCACCATTGAGCCATGATGTGTAAAGGTATAGAGCCTACTAAACGATTTTCACCAGTCATACCAACTTTTGCCTTTCTTAAATCTTCTGCTCGATCTAGGCTAGGTTGGTTATCAAATGTACGTGCAACTTCAATTTTATCTTCTTTTCGGTTGTACTGTACTTGTTCTTTTGTTTTCATATTATTCCAAATTTGGTGTGGGAAACTTAGCTCAAATCTCCCACTTTAAGTGTGGGGAGATTAAGGAGGACTCCCCACACCTATAGTTTACCTCAGATTATGAAGTTGTACAATCAGCAACTAGTCCTGATGCCGCTTCATTTTTAGAGATCAACGTCAACTCTGTAAGCACTTGACGTTTTGTTGCGTCACCAGTCTTAGCTAACTCAGTATTCTTAGTAGGTCTAAGAACACCACATGCCCACATATCTGAATCCATGATCCAAACATCTCTACCTCTGTTCTCTCTGCTTGGTGTGAATTCAACTGTTCCCCACGGAGTCACGTAGATGTCTACAGCTTTAACAACAGTCTTGCTAGTCGCTTCAATGTGAGAGCGTTGGTTGTTATAACCTGTAAATTCTAGTGCCTTGTTCATTTGGAACGCACTTAGGTAAACCGTATCAGGGTTACCACCTGATTCCCAAATGCCTTGCATAACAGTATCAAAGTCTGCTTGTGAAAACACAGTAGCTGTACCATCTGTACGAGCTGTATTGCCCGGTACTGAACCAGTTGGGTTTGCACCACCTGATCCACCGATGTTAGCAACATTAGATTTAACGTATGCTCCACATCCTGCGAGTTCACGAGCCGCTGTTGCTGATCCTACTTCGTACTTATTGTTATCAAACAAAGCCTTCTCAATGTCTAGCTTTTGCTCTTTAGCAATTTTAAGCACTTGGTAAGCCATTTCAGCCGCTCTACCTGCTTTATCTAAGCCTTCGTCAGTATCAGGGATAATCACGCTGTTCTTAAATATCTGCGTATAATTCCCGAGGCGAGTCGTGGCGGTACGTGCTTCACCAACCGTATCATCTCCTTCAATATGCGCATTCGCGGCGCTGCTACGTAATGAGTCAGTCTGCCATTCGTGGTAAGTGTTACTTGCTTTTACTTTCTTCAGCGATGAGTAAAAAGGAGTTTCTTCCGGCGAGATATCGTATATTACGTTCTCAAGATCTTCCCGGATGCCTTTTACGTCATAACTGTCGAATGTGTTGCTGGGTTGTGCCATAATAATTCTCCATTATGAATTTAAAATTAATCCAAGTGCATCATCGATGCTACCTGAATCCCTAAGTTTTGCCTTTTGGCGAGAACGTATCTTAGCATTAGGAGTGGGTTGTTTCTTAGCGCCTGGTTTTACCATTGGTGTCTTAGACTTAACTTTTACTTTAGCTTTAGACTTGCCATTAATAATATCCTGATACTTCATAGCATCATTAAGCACCTTTATCGCTCTAGCATCTGTAATTAAACCAATCTCATCGGCTGTGTAGCCATAATGATTTTGACCTACATTAACAAGTTGTTCCTTTAATCGTGTTGCCTTTTGTGGCTCTGCGAATTCAGGAATTTCTCGTTGAAGGACTTGCATTTGTTCTTGCAAATATGCTTGTTTAGCATTCTGTTGAGCTTCACTTTGTTTTTGTGTGACTTGCTCAAGTTGTGCCATCTTCGCATTGTAACCACCCATCTTTTCTTCATACTCAAGATTTTTTTGCATATATCCAATAGGATCAGCATCAAAGTATTCTTTAGTAGGTTTTACAGGTGGTGGTTCAAATCCTCCTGACTGTAACGATTGATACAACTCAGCCAATTGCTGACGTTCATTAGTTAAGGCTGTATAGACCGATTCAACTTCTTTCTTTTGTTGAGCCGCTTCTTGCATACCTTTTTGGACATACTGTTGCCCACTATAGCCTTGCTTTAAGTCATCTAAGGTTACCTGTTGCTCAACTCCATCTACCTTAACAGTAAATGAGCTTTGCGCTTGAGGTTCTTCATGACTTGCATCCTCTAGGTGGTTTTCGTCATCCGAGTCTGAAGCATAAATTTCTTCATCTTCAGTTTCTTGATCCGATTCAACTTCTTCTTCAATATCAGACTCAGCAGAATCTACAACTTCTTCAGTTGCTTCCTCTGTTGCCTGAGTTTCTTCTTCAATTACAGCTTCAGTTGTTTCTTCTTGTACTGGCTCTAGAATGCTAGTTAAAGCACTATCTACGTCAGTTACTTTAGGTTCAGTCGCTTCGCTCACGGTGCTGATTCTCCTTTAGTTAGTTTGTGATTGTACATTACCTCATCCGTTTGCACGGAGTCGAAATAATCGTCAATCTTTCTAAGCGCACATATCATATCGTGTGCTTTCTCTCGCTGATCCGTTGTCGAATCTGCGTTTACAAAAACAGCTATTTGCTGATCTGTAATTTCTTTTAAGGCTAATTGAAACGTGTCATCAGCCTTTAATGTTCTCATTTTAGCGCTTTTTTCAACTATTGATAAGTTGTTTGCCACTAAAACCTACCTCCAGTAACAGCTTGAGCTGGTGATTCTTGAGGGTATCTAGGCTCTTTTTGTTGACCTTTAATTGTTTCAACGTCTACCTTAGTTCCGTATTCACCAAGTATCTTAGCTGCATCTGTTAATAAATCTTGATCCATCTTATCACGCTCTCTGTCATCAACTGCAATAGCTTTTTGTGCATCTATTTGTAGTTTCAGCATATTCATTTCAGCTTGTTTGTCAGCTTTGTATTGTTCAGCTTGTACAAGTGCTTCAGCTTCAGACATTTGTTGATTCTGTTGTTCTTGCTGTTGCTGTTGCATTATAAGTTGTTGTTCTTTCTCAGGAGTCATTGGCTCAAAGTAACGATCTACATTTTTAATGCCTGATAAAGCTAACATGTCACCTAAAGTATTTCTTAGACCTGACATTGTAACTAAACCATTAGACGATCCATAGGTTGACCATATTTGCATTTGCATCGTGAGTGCTTGATTTAATGCCATAGCTTTTGATTCTTCTTTACCAGTACCAAGTCCAACATTTATGCTTACATCCATGTCTGTGTTCCAAGATCGTGGATCAAGAGGTACAAATTCACCATGTAAGCGCATCAGGGTTTCTTCACAGCTATTTTCTACAAGTAGGTGGAGCATTAGCTTAAATAATTGTTTGAAGCCACCCTCTGCAAGATTTCGAGCCATTGTTTCTATTTGTGCTGATCCTTGTTGTGCTTGTAGACGAGCCGCTGTAGCAGAGGTATTTTGTAATGCGTCAGGATCAAGCCCCATAGAGGCTCTACTTACTCCTGATTTAGCTTCAGTAGCATCGTCCATGTATTGCATCGCAGTTAATACCTGACCTGCGACAAAAGGAGTTGCAATATCTACAAGCGCTTGTGGTGATTTCATTCTGACTAATGCACCTATCTCGTTGTTCATTAAATCGTCTACGTTTACTTGTCCTTGTACATAACCCTGTCTAGGAGTGTTTGTTAAAGCTACGTTGTCTAACATTCCTCTCAACATTGCTGTAGAAGAATCTTGATCATTCATAACTAAGTCTGCAACACTACGACCAAAGAATGTGTGTGGTTCAGGATCAACTTCAAATACTGCAAATGGTATATCACCGTAAGGCTCACACTCTAATAGTTTGTTATCACCACCCGCCATTAGTATTTTGTACATAGAAGCTATGCCAGTACCTTCTTTGTCCATTCTCATGTAGGCTTCAGTAACTGCTACACGTTTCATAGACAGGTCTGTAGATTGCTCTGTATCTTCTTGCTCATAACCTTTGCGTTCAAACTGTTCAGAATCTTGATATGTATCATCACTACTTAAACCTGACAAATTAGACATTTCTTCAAAGTCATAACCCATTTGTACAAGATCACTAACACGCATTTCTGTTCTATGTGCTACTACATATGCATCTTCAAGAGATTTTGCATTGCGATCAATAACGAATTCTTCAGGTGGTACTGAAGCCATCATTAACTTGCCTTTTTCTTTTTTGTAGCTAACTTTTAGAGAGTATTGTGGCATTTCCATTTCCATGCCATCTTCACCCATTTCCATAGTCATTTCCATAGACTGTTCAATAACTTCTACGTCAGGCTCATTAACAATAACGGTCATTTCTTCTTCGGTTACGTTAGTGTAGTTATAGAATTCTTGTTTTGTGTTATCTTCCCACCATACTTTAATAACACCAGTTTTTTTAACAAGTGCATCGTGTATTACATCATTGAGGACTGTGTAACCATTTAATTCTTGAAATCTGTAATTGATATATTTAGTGGCTTGTTCTGCGCTTTTAACATCGTTTTGATCGCTAGGCACAAATTCAACTGCATTTTCAGCGCTTAAAAACACACGCATTAATGATGGCTTTATAGCTCTAATAGTATCACGAACCTTAGTAGCAACTATTTTTGATCTACCATCTTCTTGCCCAATGTCTACTTCGCCCTCAAAATACCGTTGTGACTTAATACGATCTTCAGCAATCTCACTTTCAACAAAAGAAATAGCATTAGTTACTGCATCAGAAGCAATATCTTGTACTTCATCTTCAGTCATTGCTTTTAATTGTGTTTTAGCCATTTTTTCTCCTGTTAATTAGGTGCAACAACATTTTGTGTAAATTGTGATGCAAAATCTAGCAACCCATTTAAATAATTACGTTCTTGAGTTGTTTGATTGCCACTTACATTACCAACAACATTACCACCTACTTTTGATCCTTGTGTCAGTATGTCATCTATAAGTTTTTGTAGCATGTTCATTGCATTATCATCTATTAAGGCTTTTCTTACAAGTTCAGGGTTTCTACTTGTCACAATATCTACTATACCACTAGCTGTTTTTTCATCGACACCACTTTCTGTAATTGCTTTGACTAATGGAGCTGTTATTGTCATCACAGCATCTCTACCTGACTGTGCATTACCTAATTTGAGTGCTTCTGCTAATAATGGGAATGATGGAGAACCTGATCCTTCAGGCATTTTACCAGCTGCTATTTG